CTATGTCCTTAAGGTTTATTATTCACCGATGAACTTTTTATATTCATCCATTAACTGTTGTTCCATTGTAGCGGTAGGTTGATTACGTACACGGCTACGATGTTCGTGATCTTTAGGAACATCGCCACCCATTGGTTGATTTTCGTGATTAGCAAATTCTTCAGCGTCAAACTCGTTTTCGTCTGTAGGATCGTTAGGTGTATTATCGTATTGACCTTCGTCAGTTTCTTCTTCATCACCCTCTTCGCTATCCGGATTTAATTTATCAATTACCGAACGCATTTGATCCCCAGCAGATGTTGGTTCGCCAACAGTCATCGGTTCTGCTGTTAATGTTGCTTGCGGTGGCTCAACTCCCATGTGTTCGTCACCTACTTTATGCATACCAGCTAGTTGCATAATTTGAGCCAACATATTTCCTAACTCTTCTCCGCTACCAGCAGTAACATTTAAACTAGCTGGTTGGTGAGGGGTCTCCATGCCGCCCATCATTCCCATAGGACCACATTCGTCTAGTGCTTTGTCTTCTTTGACAATATTTGGATTTTGAGCATCTAGTTCAGCTAAACGCTTTAATACGTTGATCATTTGCATAATTATTTCCTTATGGGGTTGTAGTCAGCTTGTTCTATTGGACTACGATTATTTTGTGGAACATCGTTAGTTGTTTGCCCTGGATTTTTAATAATATCGTCGGCTGTAGAATTAGGTATCTCTTCACCACGCAGTTTGCGTTGTAATTTTAAAATATCGTTTAATTCTTTTACAAACCCTGAATTATATTTGTCGCCATAATAATCTTCAAATTGAGGATTACCTGCTTCTTTATAATCAGGATCATTTAACAAAGCACCTTCACGTTTTGGTTCTTGGTGTTGATATTCTTCATAGGGTTCGTTTGGTTTACGAACTACTAAATTTTGACGATTAACTTCTAACCCCTGAGTTAGATATTCTGTTAATTCTTGCTGTGTTGTTGGATAATCTAGAGTCACTTCATAGATGTGAACTTCACAATTTCTAACTTGCGGAAAATCTAACGGAAGTGACTGGATAGGTGTTTTAGTTTTTTTCATAACACCTAATGTTTCACTTACAGTATAACGTCCTAACAATGTTGCCATTTTAGCTTCTTGCTCGGGGGTAACATCGCCTGCTATCTTAATACGAAAATCGTACTTTTTAGCAAGTGTGTTTTCTTGAAGGTATTCTTTGAATGTTCTCATAGTTTATTATTTATTAAGATTCTTTAGTTTTTCAAGGATACTATTGCGGTCTGTGAGAATAAATCCCTCACCTTCTACAGTACTAGCACCTTCATTTCCGTGTTTTTTATCAATAGCTAGCTTCTTAAGTTGTAAGTCAACCATTTTTAATTTTTTATCAATTTTGTTAGTTTTTGCTGTAATTGCAGCAGTTAACATTTGACCTGCCACTTCAAACATTCTAGTACTATAGCGAGCTTCTACGCTCATACCTAAATCCATAAGGTCTTCGTATGCTTTTTCTGCTTTAGAAGCAAGAGCATCTAATTCTAAATCACTTATGTCTCCGAGTCCTTTTACTCTAGGAAGTGCGGCAGATATTTTATCAAACTCTTCTAACTTTTCTTGTAGATCTATTGTAGGCACAGGAGTAGCAGGAGCTTCTATAACCGGCTCTTTGCTTGATGGTAAATCGAGTAATTCTTCAAGTTTCTTTGTCATAATCTTACTTATTTTCTTTTTGATCCATTGGAAAAAATATCGTGCTCATTTATTACCCTAAACTGAATGCCTTGATTTTTACACCAACTACCTGCAGCGGCCCACTTGGCCTGATTTTTAACAAACTGTGCTTGGTTGTGAGGATTTTTTCCAACGTGCTCTTTTAGCATTTGATTAGCAGGTTTAATCTCAATAAGTTCTACATGTTTTTTATTTTTTTTATCAATATACATGATTAAAAAATCAGGAACGTAAACCGTTTGCTTACCAGTTAATGGGTCACGATACGGTATTTGTAAAGGCTCGCTAGCCCATTGTTGTATTGCTGGATTGTTATCACAGAATAACATAAAGGTATGTTCCCAGCTACTCCTATACATAGGATCTTTATTTCCTACATATTTCTCTGGATTTTTTACCTTATATATACCTTTAGCTGTAGCTCTCATGCGAGGATATTACGTTGAACTTCTTCGTTAGCTGTAAATTGAAGAGCGTAACCAAGGAAACTAGTTTTTACTCTATTGTAATTTAAAATTTCAGAAACTAATGCTGATATTTCTACAGTATCTAAACCTTTAAGAGTATCTAATATTTTCATCGGATTGTATCCATCTTTCTTTGCTTGTTTTAAAATTATGATACTGATAGATTCTGCGGCGAGAGAGTCAAACCCTTTGCCTCCAAAGAATCCTTTCATAGCAGCCAATGTATTAGCATCTATTTCTAAAGGTTGCGAATAGTACGTGTCAAAGGCCTGTACTGTAGCGTTAGCAGTAGATGATTGTAGAGGGAGATTACTATATAAATTATTACTCATTATCGACCTGTTAAAGTAGAAGGTTTAGCAGACGTTTGTCCGTTAACACTGGAATTTTGATTTGAAAATAAATTAATACCGACATTATTCTGACCGGTAATACCTTGTTGATTTAGACTATTTTGTATAGCGGCATTAACTCCACCAGGTTGATTTCCAGTGGCAGCGATGTTTCCTAACACACCTGTCGCAATGCTATAACCTTCTTGTTGTAATCCCGCTTTGGAGAGAGATCCGATGTTCTTAGCAAGGTTTCCTCCTTGAATAGCAACTTTTAAATAGTCTAAAGGGTTACCGGTGTTTAACGCATTTGCCAGTGAACCATTTTCTCCAAAAATACTTGCAGCACCGTTAATAACTCCGCCTGGTCCAAATAAACTTGATACACCGTTTCCTGATATACTTAAAGGGCTTGGTTGCGTGTCATACCATATTGCTGAAAAATTTTCAGGTTTGCCGCCTTTGACAATTTTTCCTTGATTATAAAATACATTTTCATAAGCAACTGTCATTTTACTTGATAAAACTTTCCCGCCCAGATCTTGTTCTAAACTGTCATGCGCCCAGTCTGTAACAATAGGGTTAACTAATGTAAACTGACTAAACTGTTGTTGATGTAATACGTAAATGTCAATGGTACTAAAGAACGGTGCTATTGGATTCCCAGCGCCGTCTACAGTGTAGTTGTTAAATCCATACATGTAGTCAGTAGACCCAAATTTTGTATCACCGTACGCAGGAGTAGCGGCACCTTTCTTAGTTTGTCCACTAGACAAATCTCCATATACACTATCTGAATAATAAAATTTATAATAATTTGCCCACAGTTCTCTAGTAATATCGCTGTTATCGTCGTGGAAATCTATAGTAACTGGTTGGTAAGTAAGTCCAGTTTGTACAACAGTTTTTCTGTTATATTGATTGACTGTTTCGGTTTTAATTTGAAACTTAGGTAAATCTATTTTTTTAACTAACGTACCTACATCCCGCATAACAAGATCTCTCCATCGAGTATTTCTTACTGCGTTTGGGTTAATGCTAAAACTAACAAAATATAGAAAACCGTGTTTAGGCGCACGAGCATACGTATTTTGTACATATAATCTGTTAGCATGTTGGTAGTCTCTAAGATCGCCTTTGCTACCAAAGATTCCGCCAACTACTCCGCCTAAAAATGCTGTAAAAGGATTTGACATAGTAATATTTAGTCAATAAAAAAGCCTGGGTTTTAAGCCAGGCTATTTCTGTTAGTGGGTTCAATTATCCGCCAACTGCTAGTGAACCTAATGTTCTTCCAACTGCTTCGCCGATACCAAACTCGCTATTGCCAGTTTCGCTATTGAATTGTAGTGCGTTATCAAATGTAATTGTTAAAGCAATATCCATAGGATCGTTGCTAGAATAATCACCACCTTGATATGTTGCTTGTTTAATAAAACAGCCTAGGAAGTCAAAACGCTCTAATGTATTAGGTGTGTTAGCACCGTTGCCTCCATCTAATAATTCAACACTCATTGTGAATTTATAGTCAATACCGCTAGCGGCTGAACTTTGTTCTAAGAAGTCGAACTGTTTCTGTAACTGACGACCAACTAAACGTGTCACGTGGTTGCTTGAATCGTCACGTAATGTTAGTTTAGCATCAGCCCAAGTGTGCTTGCCTGCTAATTTAACAGTACTGTTATATACCGGTAGTTTAATTTCTTCAAAACTTAATTCTGGTCTTGTAACGTTCATAACTTGTTTAGTTAATTCTGTTACTGGTATATCATTACCGACACCAAAGTTTGTTAATGTAACTCTGTAGCGATACTTGAGTTTAGGCATTAACAAGCCTTGTGGGCTTTGATTAGCTAATGGTACTGTAAATCTGTTTAAACTTGCGCTTGACATTTAAAATGCTCCTTGTTCTTTGTTATTTACCTATTAAACACCAGCTGCAATTGAGCCAGTATTTTTAATTCTCAATGGAATATAGATAAACTCAACAGCTTTAACAGGCTCAATAGCAATATCTAGCCATAGTTCTGAACGGTCAATTCTTGCTGGAGTATTGTTAGAGTCATCGCACACTGTAATAAAGTCATACAATGCTCTTAGACCTACTAATTCTAGCAATAAGCTGTCTGCTGCCGATTTAATTTCTCTACGTGTTTGAGCATCGTTTGGTTCAAACAAATATGGTTTAGCCATAATCGATAACTGACGACGTAGATAACCAATTAGTCGAGCTACATTGATGCGATTTAACGAACTGTTATCGCCTGGCTCTCGAGTCATTTGTCCAAAATTAACTAACCCAACACCTGGTAAAGTTGCTATAGGATTAATCTGTACACCTGGAGATTGTAGTACATCACGCAACCCTTGGTATAGAGATACTGTTTGGAAATCTCCTGTTTGCGCATTGATGTATCCAACTGATGTAGCATTGTCTACAGTACCACGACGTGTACCTGCTGGAGCATACCATTGATATGCTTTAGCATCACTATTAAGTATTGTACGCAACATCATATGGCTTGGTGGAACAACAATATTATTTCCGGAATTATCTGTTGTGTAACCACTTGGGTAGAACAATGCCATATATTGATCATATGTTACTGCTCCATCATCGCCATTATCTGTAGTTAACGCAGTGTTCTTACCCCAATTGTTTAATGAAGTAGCATCAGCTGGTAAACGGAATGGTGTATCACCTACTACAAAGGCTGTTTGTCCTCTGTCAGTATTCAATCCAACCATATTCGAAATTAGTTCTGGGTAACCTGGTGTAGCAATTAGATTGTACACTAAAGTATCAGTATCTCGAATAGCCTGGTTAGTATCAACTAACGCTTTTAATGCTTTAACTACAACACCGCGTTGTGCGTGACGACCAAACGTACCTGATCCATCTACATTATTTGGACTTGCGCTTACCCAACGATCAGCAAAGTAAGAATTTCCTGTTGTATTCATTACATCATTTTGATAAGCGGCATTAATACCATTATTCGCATTGATGTTAATATAACCTACTTGGTATTTCTTAACATTGAAACCAGATCGACGTAGATTCCATAAGCGTAAACCTCTTGGATACAATTGAGGATCTGGAACATCAGGATCAACAAAGTCACTTAACAACATATTTGGAATAGTGCTTGGATATTGTGATTGCCCTGTTGTTGCCCAACGAGCATCAGCAAACAACCATCCAGTTGGTGATGTACTATCAGCTGTATCTTGTAATACCCACTGTAAACTGTTACCATCCCAAACATAAATGTCTTTGCCGTACATTTCTAAATCAGCTGTACTAATCCAAATATCACCATTAACTAACGCATTACCGTTACTTTGAGTAGTGGGAGCTTCGAATGATACAATAGGACCATTGACATCAGTGCCTGGGAATACATTTCTGTAACCTCTCCAATGCTGTCCGTCGTTGACCATAATGTCAACATCTAAATTACTGTCATACCATAATGTTCCGTCAGCTGGATTTGTACTTGGTGTTTCAGCTTGTGCTTCAAACGTTAAAGGTCTCCAATTACTAATCAAGTATTGGAAACTATCTCCGCCTGGAGCATTATTTAAATTAGGTACACCAACTCCAGTTACTGGATCATACGGTGTTAAGTTTGCTACACTTGTTCCGATAGGATTATTTGTTCCGTCAACAATTTCAATATCTCCACCTAATTTGTGTGTAAATGTTAATTGTTGTGTTGAAGCATTAAACGCCGCAGTAACATTTGATAATCCAGCAGTATTAACTGCTGTAGGAATTTGTGCAGCAATTGTAGCAGTAGAAGAGCCTACAATGTTAACTACAATTGAAGATCCCCAAGTAGATGTACTAGCACCTGTTTCTCTAATAGAAAACTGACTGCTACCAGTTTGTGTTGCTGTTGTTGCAGCAAATGTAACAGTTGTAGCACCCGAAGCGTTACGTCTCCATACTTTAAAATCAGCAGTAGCATCTGATCCTGTATAGTGATCATAATTGCTTTCTATGAATAGTGTACCTACAGGAATATTCAATCCGCCACCTGTGTAATCTAATTGTTGAATAGCATTTTGTGTGCTAGGATAGATTGGAGCAGGAACTGAATCCCATGTTTGTGTTACTCCATTGTAGTACTTAAATTGATAAAAAGCACCTAAACCTGGAGTTGTTGTTTTAACCCATACGCTACCTGTTGCAGTACTTGCGTTAAAAACAGGATATTGATAGTGAGGACTAATTGTTAATGATTTGCCACCATTAAATCCTTGAGTAACTGTTACCCATGCGTTCGAAGAAGCAGTTGTTTTATACCACAACTGAATCATGTTTTCTGAAGTGATATACATTGCGTAATCACCGGGGCTTCCATAATTATCGTTAGGAACACCGCCAGAAGCATTCATATCCATTGTATCGTTATCAATGATCAACGGAGTTTTTACAGTAAACGAACCACTACCGCTTGCGTTCCATTCGTTGATACCGTATAAACTTGTAGCAGTATCTAACCAGTATGTGCCAGCAACAGGCGCACCTGCTGGCGCATCGGCTTCTGGTGATAATTGACTTGTGTCTAAATCAGCACGTACAACATACGCTTGAGAGCTAACACCTAATAAACTGTATGCGGCTTGTAGACCGTATTCGTTTTGTTCGCCGCCGTTAATTGGATTACCACTAGCATCAGTATAGAATAATGGAGTTCCAAAAGTGTCTGTTAAGTCACGTTGACTTGTAATAATATAAACTTTACCGGCATTTGCTGATAATGTCCCTTGCGCAGTTCCAGTTCCGCTTGCGTTGCTTTTATTGCTTGCGCTAGCTACAACGACTAGTGGTACAGTACCCGGTGCCGCTGGTGTATAAAAACTTTCATCAATAACTGATACTGATACGCCTGGTGAATTTAATGTTGCCATTCTAACAATCTCCTTAATGGATTACTTTGTTTTATTTAGCGACATATGAGAAAAAATTCCAGGTTAAATACATAGTAAAGGGCAACAAAAAGGGCACTATGAGAAAGTTATGCAAGAAATGCCAGCAAAGACCTGTAGCAATTAATTATTATAAAGAAGGAAAACCGTTCTATAGATCAGTATGCGATCATTGTAGTCGTGGGTATACAGATACCAGACCTCTCTGGGAATTAGCAGGATATAAGAAAAAAATACAATGCGATAAATGCGGTATGAAAAGCCCGCATCCTGAAGTTTTTAATGTATTTTATGTAGATGGCAATTTAACCAACAATAGATTTACAAATTTAAAAACTGTTTGTGCTAATTGCCAAAGAGTGCTTCATAAAGAAGGTATTAAGTGGAGGCAGGGGGATTTGGTACCAGATCTTTAACTTGAGCAAACAGATCATCTATTGTTCCGTTATTATCAAGAACATAATCAAACTTTGTTCCTACCCAAGAAGTTTCGCTAGCATGAACTTTTAGTCGTTCTAACTTTGCTTTGCTCAATGCCCACATAGTATTGCCGTCTGGACCAAGATTTGCCATTATTGCGGCATCGTACCACTCTGGTTCTGGACCGCGTACAACACGGACTACAATTCCGCCAGCATCTTTAATACTTTTAATTTCATTAGGAAAACGGCAATCGCTAATAACAATATCATCTTTTGAATTTCGTAGTTTATTTTCTAATGCCGAAATCCAAATATCGTTATGGAATGCTTTGCGGCAAACTTCAGTACCCCAATATTGTAATACCCACCTAGGAGTTAAGTGTGGCATGTTTAAGCGTTCTGCCCACCAAGGATCTACTTGTTCACGCCATTCACGAGCTTGTTTTGTGCGGCCTTCTAGCATGGTTCTATCCCAACCAAACACCATACTAACAGCATCTTTTAAACTGTTGGCAAAACTTTCTCGTCTAAATCCGTGGAAATTTGTAAGATAATCAGCAATAGTATCTTTGCCCGAACCAATAAAACCGCACACACCTATAATCATAGAACCTCCTGGGTATGACATAGTATATAACAGTTAGATTACAAGGTCAAGATATTTTATCCAATTACCCAAGTAAGAGGAGTTCCGCCGTCTTTGTAGTTAATTAGATCTTGCTCTAATATATCAATTTCAGCTTTGCCCTCTGATTTAAGTGCAGCACCATTAAGAGTAGTTCCACCTTGCGGGCTAGCAATTTGACTGAATTTTTCTCTAGCTTCACCTAGCATAATTTTACAAGTTGCCAATGTATAATCACGTAACCATTGTCCTGCGTAACGATCTAATAATAAATTAAAATCTGGACGATAGTTGTCAATCCATAACAACACTTCTTCACTACCACGCGGACGTTGATCGATAGTTAATAGTTTAGTTGTTCTATTAAAAATGAAGTTAATTTCACTACCAAACATTTTACCTACTAACTTTTGATAAGACGCAAAGGCAAAATAAGTTGCTAAACCTCCCATATTTGTGCTAGTTAACAAATAGGTGTTTGAATACGCTAAATTAAATGGTTCAAATAAACTACCGCCGTCGCCACCGCCTGTACGTGAGCCAATACTACGACGGTATATTCTGCGCACATTTTCTATTTCCGGAGCAAGTACATAATTATTTTCGTCAGTTTGCATAGTAAGAAAAGCAAAACTTTCTTCTACAGCATTTGAACTTCTTTGACGAAATTTTCTTAAAGCTCTATCGAGCGCAGTTGTGTAATGCGCAGGATCAAGCTCAACGTCAACCATGCCGTCTCCTAGCATGAGTTTAACATAATCTATTACTTTTTGGCGTTCGTTATCAGCATCAGTCATAATGATATTTAGCCAATAAATACAAGTATGCCAAGACTATCCCTGTACCGTCCCGAAAAGGGCAATGATTTTAAATTTTTAGATCGTGTAATCAACGAAGAATTTCAAGTTGGTGGCACTGATATATACTTACACAAATACTTAGGCCCAGTTGATCCTTTAGAAGGGCAAAGTAGCCCTGGAGTTCCTAACAACGCAGGAAATCCTATTCCTGAACTAGGTATACAAGATGTAATTTTTATGGAAAACAGAGACAGGCATTATGCGCCAGATGTTTACATAATTCGAGGAATTTATGACATGCAAGATATTGACTTTAATCTAAGTCAGTTTGGCATGTTCCTACAAAACGATACAATTTTTATTAATTTTCATTTAAGGTCACATTTTGAAGCGTTAGGTCGTAAAATTATGGCCGGCGATGTTATTGAGTTACCGCATCAAAAAGATGAATATGCCCTTGATGATAGTCTTGTAGCGTTAAAAAGATTTTATGTAGTTCAGGATGTTACTCGTCCTGCTAAAGGTTATAGTCAAACTTGGTACCCGCATTTAGTTCGTGCTAAATGCGTACCGTTAGTAGATAGTCAAGAGTATAGTGAAATATTAGGAGCCGACGCAGGAGCAGGAGATGGTAGTACATTGAAAGATCTTTTATCAACTTATAAAAAGAGTATTGAGATTAACGATCAAATTATTGCCCAAGCCGATGCTGATGTTCCGTTAAGCGGATATGATACTCAACAATATTATGTAATTCCGACAGCTAATTCAGGATTAGTTAATGTTGCTGACGCAAGTATCTCAGGATCCGGGTCTGCTTTAGGAGACACTAGTATTGATCAAGCTATATTAGATGCCAGTGTTATATTAAACACCCCCGGAAGAGGTGATTTGTATGTAACATACTTACAAGGATCAGCAATACCTCCCAATGGAGCGGCGTTCGGACACGGGATTACATTTCCTAGTAATCCAATATCTGGTCAATTTTATTTAAGAACAGATTATTTGCCAAACAGATTATATAGATACGACGGCACTAATTGGATTACATTCGAAAGTAACGTTAGAATGACGTTGAATAATTTTGGTTCTTCCGATGTTGCTCCAGGAACACCGTTCGCAGGTAAACAAATTAGCCAAACGCAGAAAACTAGTTTTATTAATAATACAAATGAAGCAACAATTGCCGGCAAGGTTGTTCCTGAAAGACAAGCGTTAAGCAAAGCGTTAAAAGCAAAGGCGGATAATTAATGCAATTTTTCTATGATGCCCAGGTTAAAAGATACCTGACTCAATTTATGAGAATTATGAGCAACTTTAGCTATCAAGATGCTAAAGGAAATATCACACAGGTACCTGTAGTCTACGGAGACATGAATAGACAGGTAGCTCAAATATTGAAAAAGAACAGTGAGAATGTAATGCCCACTGCTCCTTTTATTTCTTGTTATATAAAAGCATTAGACTTTGATCGGACAAGATTACAAGATCCAACATTTGTTAATTCTTACAAAGTATTAGAAAGAGCAACTGATGTTAACGGCAATTATATCAATGTACAAGGTGCTAACTATACAGTTGAAACAATTATGCCTAGTCCTCACCTTGCTACATTTGCGGCAGATATATGGACGTCAAATACTGACCAGAAATTACAAATATGGGAGCAAATTGCAGTACTGTTTAATCCTAGTTTAGAATTACAAGTATCTACAAATGCTATTGATTGGACCAGTCTTAGTGTCCTTACTTTAGACAGTCAAATTTGGAGTAATCGATCAATTCCACAAGGTGTAGATGTTAACATTGACATTTTAAATATGGTTTTTAAAACTCCGATATGGATTACTCCACCTGCTAAGGTAAAACAATTAGGTGTTATTACAAACATTATTTCAAGCATGTACGCTGTAAATCAAGGAGATGTAGCTTCGCAATATAGTGATCCGTTTGCGGCAGATATCTTTAGCAATATTATACCGGATGCTAAGACTATTATTACTCCCGGAGAATATGATATATTGGTTATGAACAATGTTGCTACATTGATTAACGTGAATAATCAACAAGATAATATAGATACCAATAATCCACAAAATATAGATTCTTGGTATAAAATATTAGATTTATACCCAGGAGTATTTACAGCCGGTCTGAGTCAGTTAAGATTATCTCAACCATCTGGTATGGAGATCATTGCTTATGTAAGTGTTAATCCATTAGACGATAGTCAATTATCATTGGTCATTGATCGAGATACTGTGCCTACAAATACAATTTTATCTAACGGTCGAGGAACCGTCGATGCTATTATTAATCCTCAAACATATAGTCCTCAAAATATTACAGTAGGCACAACGTATTTGATTTTAGAAGATTTAAATCCAGGCTGGGCGATTTCAAACTTTGACGGACCAATCTCATGGAAAAATTCAGATGGATCAGATCCACATGCCGCAGCCAATGACATTATTCAATGGGACGGCGCTAATTGGAACATTGTGTTCGATTCTACTGTCTATCAACCGATTACATACATAACTAACACATATACCGGAATACAATATATGTGGGACTACAATAACTTACAATGGTCTAAAGCATACGAAGGAGTTTATCCTGCCGGTTCCTGGCGTTTAATTTTATGAGTCAAATAGTTTGTAGTGGTGGTTTATTTTTAGCAAAAAACACAAAAAGATTTTTATTAGTCTTACGAACACAAGGCAAGACAGCAGGAACATGGGGAGTAGTTGGGGGCAAAAAAGAACCAGCTGACATAACTCCATTAGACACTCTTAACAGAGAAATAAAAGAAGAAATTGGAATATCTCCTGCTATATCAAAGATAGTACCAATCGAATGGTATTCGAGCAAAGACGATTTATTTTACTATCATACCTATGTATTAATAGTAGACGAAGAGTTTATTCCGGTTCTTAATGAAGAACACAGCGGATATGCTTGGGTTAACATGAATGATTGGCCAAGACCATTGCATAATGGATTAAAAACTACACTTAATAGTAAAATAATCAAAGCTAAACTAGAAACTATTTTAGATGTAATTGGTTGACATTTTTATATTTGTAGGTTATAATCAGGTATGGGACGATATAACACAACACCTACTATTACTTTCTCTGATACTCAACCAACTTGGCCTACTTCTTTTCCTAAAGAAACAATAGGAATTGAACGGTCGGGAGTTATCTTTGAAAATCGCATAATTTCTTCTCCGGAAGACTTACATCCTATACCTGGTTCATTAGAAGCTATTAAATCTATGAGATTAAAAGGTTATAAAGTAGCTATCTTTTTTAATGAACCATTAATATCACAGGGCTTGTTAGAAATAAAAGATGTCGATATTATCAATCAAAGAATGTTAGACATATTTGGTAATGCTGGAATACAAAGTATAGATACTGTGTTATATTCAACAACTACAATGAAGGAAGATGTTTTTGCCATGCCTAACACTGGTATGATGAAAAAAGCCGAAACTGAATCTCGGTTAAAATTTAAGGGGGGTTATTTTGTCGGTGATAAAATATCAAATCTTAAAGCTGGATTTTCTTCCGGAGCAAAACCTGTATTAGTAAGCACAGGTAACTATGAAGATACTCTTAAAAAATTAAGCACATTTGCTAATAGAGATCTGAAAAAACAAGTTAAAGTATTTTCAGATCTCTTAGAATTTTCTAAATTCCTACCTTAGTCAATAATGTTTGTATTTCAGGCAAATACAAATATTTCATCTTTGATTTTCTCAAAGTATCTAACGCATGGTCGATAGTTTCAACTAACGGATCTCCTGCTAAATTAAAACTAGTGTTGAATAGCATCGGGACACTGGTGATAGTTTTAAATTCATTAATGAGATTATAATAATTTTCATTCTGTTCTTTCGAAACAGTTTGAATTCGACAAGTGTTGTCAACGTGAGCAATACACGGAATTTGATCTACTTTGTCTGCTTGAATGTCAACAGCGTACATCATAAAAGGAGTTTCATCCATGCCTGCTAGATCAAACCAATCATTAGCATCTTCCTTTAATACTGTTCCGGCAAATGGTCTAAACCATTCTCTACCTTTGACAATATTAACAAAGTCTTTTCCTTCAGGATCTCGAGGATCATATAGTATAGATCGATTACCCAGTGCTCGAGGGCCTGCTTCTGATCCACCTTGAAACATAGCAACAATATTCTTTTTAGAAATTATCTTAGCAATGTCTTTAGGTAACACCTGACTAATTTTAAATTCTGTTGGATCAATATTGTTAAGATATGTACCTGGATCATATGATGGTCCTAAGTACAAAGTTGTCAATGGATTAATGTCAGTAGACTGTGTTTCTTGATGCCAAAATAATTGTGCCAAGCCAATAGCTGTTCCGCCATCGTGCGCAATCGGTTCGCAATATAATTCTACATCAGCTGGTAAATTTTTTCTATAAAAATAATTAGCGGTACAATTTAAACCGTACCCTCCAGCAA